ATGCGTGCCTTTACTTCAGTAGTTTTGTTCTTTTGTTGTATTCTCATTCCAGTCCATGCTGAGGGGTGGTACATCAATAAACGTGGTGAACCGACAGTCATGTCAGATGATGGCTATTGGTATATGCTTCTTTCAAGGTCTGCAAAAGGTGATGTGAATGCTTACCTGTTGCCTCGTAATGGTATCGAATGTAAAGCATCTGGAAGTTCATCAAGCATGTATGTCAATGGAACTAAATTGCGTTGGTGGCAGAACTGCGACCCGTCTATGGGAATGTATTGGTACGCCTATACACAAGCAGGAATAACTCACCTCATTGGTGAATTTATGCGCCGTCAAACAGTTACCATCCGTGACGGTAGCTTAACAATTGTTTTTTCTGCGGTAGGCTTTAATGACAAAGCTCGACAGTTCATCGACGATGTGGCGGATCCTGGGTTATAAAATGTTTACGCATATGCAATTTTGAAACATTCAAGTAAGAACGCCCTTCTTCAAATTTGATGATGATAACTTAATGTGATTATTTATATGAGAATGTTTATTTGAAGGGGCTTAGTTCTTTTGGGTATTTGAGGAGGGCATTACTGCCCCCCGACCACCGGTACTACAGAAATTTTTCGGTTATATCTCGCCGTTTGTGATGCATTTTTATGACCTGAAATTTCCTGCTTCTCGTAAAGTGTTCCTTCCAGATCGGATATCCCTTTAGCTTTAAGATCATGGAACGTGAAGTTAAATTCGAGCTCAGGAAATTTTTCAGCGGCTAACTTTTTAGCTTTCATCCACTGCGCATTAAATGCATCTGGTGTGTAACGAGAACCTGACTGCTGGTGGATAACGTACAGACTCACCATACCACTATTTAACGGAAGGGAATCGGCCTGGGTGATCGCTTTCGATAGGCGTACTGTCCAGGCCTTAATCTGACTCACTGCCGTCTTGCTTTGCTGAATTAAAATACCTTCATCAAGTATCTGACTCTTTTTAAGATCCAGAATGTCACCCTGACGTGCGCAGCATAAATAGGCAACCTCCATGGCAATCTTCACCGGCATTGACGAAACGCTGAATAGTGCATCATATTCTTTGTCCGTGACGTAACGGGTGCGCGCCAGTTCCTTAAATTGCTTCACACCCTGGCATGGATTCATCTTCACTTTGCCACGCTCATATGCCCACCTGAATACCCTCGACATAAACGCTTTCTCTCGGTTCGCCTGAACTCTGCTTTTAACACCTCTCTTATCCATATACTTCCTGATATGCTCAGGCTTGATGTTGTCTGGCTTCATCTTCCCGAAAACAACATTTACCTTTGCGCCATACTTTCTGTAGTCCTTTCTGGTTTCAGTGGCCAGTTCATGAAAGTCACCAGATTTAAAGAACTCTTCGCAAAGTGCGTGGAAGTTGGAACCTACCTTGATATCGTTGATGAAGTTTTCATAGGCCGCCCAGACCTGAGACTTAGTAAGATCGTGATTGCACAATCTTACAGTTCTGCCGTCTGGCGTTCTGAATTCATAGGCTGACTTGCCCCGACGAACGCGGGGCGGCATCCAATTATCTTCTGGGTTTTTGCGGATTCTGGGCATTACATGTCCTTAAAGTTTGGTTCTTCTTCCTCTGGATTGTTCACTACCAACTTTAGGCCTGCAGGGTTAGTTACATGATCCCATGTAGTGCCAGGCCTACCGTCTTTTCGTGGCACGAAAAATACACCGCTTTCTTTCAGCGCGCGGCACTGAAGGGAAGGGCGGCGATAACCAGTAAGCTGATAGAGGTCATCAGGGGTAAGAAAACGTTGGCTTTGTCCGCTCATCGTATAGCTCTCCACTTAACCGGCTGCACCCGGCTATCTCTTATAGAAAATGCAAGACGAGCAACCACCACGTAGCCCTTCATTGCAGGTACGACATCTTTTTGTATCGGTATGATAAAGCTGGTGGACCATCTCCTTCGGCATGAGAACCGGCATCGGCACGCGGATTACCAGCTTCTTGAGCCTGTCGATTTCCCCTGCCAGTTCCAGCAGGCGGGAGCGGCAATCCTCTGCCTCCTCTCGCCACCATGCTTTATCGGTTTTAAGACGGTGCATGCGCCGCTGTTTGAGTTTACTGGCCATCGACATTCACCTGTATCATTAGTGCACACCTTTGCGAAGCTCTGAGGCGAACTCATCGGCAGCATCCGGCAGAGAACGGTAATATGCTTTAGTCTCAACAAACACCGAGTTTTCTTCACCGCAGAAGGCAACAAACATCTCAACGCCATGCGCACGCACTTCCGCCAAGAAATCTTCGGTCTCATGGACTTCATTCACAGCGCGGCATACATCATCGTGGCTACAATCGTTTTCTGTTCCGCAGCATTTGCACACAGTGAAGCACTGGCTATGATTATCAATTGCCGCCTTCAGCCCCGCATTCTCCGCAGCCAGCGCTGCAGCATCATTACGGACCTTATGCAGTTCCAGAACAGCAACCTGAACTGCATAAGCGAACATAGCGGCAGAGCTGTCATCTGCTTTTTCACTATCGTGCTGCATGTTTACTGCAACCGTCATCAGTTCATCCAACTGTTCGCTGGTCATTGGTTTATTGGCTGTCATGATTATTTTCCTGCTGCAGTTTGTGCTGCTTAACAAAGTGGGCCACAGCCTTTGACTGGCTTGTGACGAGCCCATTCAGGATGACGTTCTTGCCGCGATAGATTTGAGCGGTACCGATCTCAATGCCTTCCAGTTTCACGTAAAGCGTTTTGCCTACCACCTCTGTTTCAGGCACTGGCTCTGAAAGGCGGTATGTTTCACGCGCTTCCGCAATCGCTTTGTGCTCGTCCATAATGGCCAGCGCTTCAGCAAGGGCAGTTCCTTCAAGAGTGAAAACACCTTCATCACTGATTGTGGCCTGAGCCATAAGCTCAACGAAACGGCGCGCGTTCTTTACGCTAAGTTCCGGAGTGATAGAACTGCGGGTAACTTTCGTTTTCCCCTGGGCAGCTGCTACAGCCTTATCGTGCTGGAGAACTTTTCCGGCTTGTTCGCCATAATTCATAACGCGATCAACCGCGACATCGACTGACACCGCACCGGATTTAACTTCCTGCTGAACGTCATGGTTCGCCGTGCTCAGGAGCAGCAACTTCTCTACCGTGGCCACTGACTTATTGACCAGTTTTGCGATCTCGCTGGTGGTCTGATTGAAAGCGTTATGCAGCTCCTGAATAACTGCAGCCTGCTCCATATCGGAGAGCGGAAGTTGGTTGTTGCTGGTCATGATGCGCGCCAGGCGCTGCACATCGTTACCGTTGAACGGCATGATGTGTATGCGGTCTACTGGCTTGCCAGTTTCAGCACAGCGCGCATAGCAACGGCGACGGCGGTGTCCTTCAACAACCCACACACCACCCTCATCACGGGCGATAACTTCAAGAGGGGGAACAGAACCACCGTTCATCAGGTAGTTGAACAGGTCATCATCAGCCTGGCGGGTGCGTACATCGTCTTCACGCTTGTTGAAACCTTCACGAACGTGGATATCGGAAAGAGCGATAAACATCCCGGTATCGGTGCGCTTAATTACACCGGCCTTGGTCATTTGCTTGAATGAGTTAGGCATTAGAGAGTGACCTCGTTATTCAGAGAAATGACTACAGGAGAAAGCTCGCGAAGTTCACGTTGAGCTTCCAGCAGGTGCATGTTGGTTCGGGTTTTAGTGTGGCGCTCTTCGATACGGTCGCACTCTTTGGCCCAACTAGCGACGTCTTCACGGAGGGTAGCGTTCTGCTCAGCGAGCTCCTTCCGCTGCGCCATCGCTTCACACAGCGCGACGCTGGTAATATCAAGGCGCGTAGCCAGTTCGTTAACCATCCAGCCGTAAGCGGCAGGGAGAAGAGGGGCTGCTTTACGGGCTGCGCCGATAAGCTGCTCTCTGGTCAGACGTGGTTGTAACTCGGCGACGTTCTGTTTGTTCGTCATGTTTAGTTTCTCCGTGATATAAACGCTCTGCACAGCGCGAAAAATCAAAAATATAATTAAAGATTTTGTATCTATTTCCGATTATATTTTTGTTCTCTCTAATTCTTTAAGTTAACAATAAAGGGTCAATGCAATGTCTAAAAAAAGACTAGAAGTTCCTTTTGAAGGAAATGATCAATACTATGAAGGCATACGTGGCCTTATGATCAGTTCTATTTGTTCAGTGTTTGGCGTTATCCTTTATGCTGGATTGTTAGGTAAATTAACATTGAGCAATTTCAGCCTTGATACAATGATTGCGTTACTTGGCTGGGCATTCGTATGTTTTGTCATATGGATAGTGTCCTTCAAAAGAACCAATAGGGTACTGATTTCCTTTTCAGATCCTACTCCTCGCCCAAAAGTGGCGGCGTTTTTCTTGATTCTCTTATACATAGTTATTGGCACCTTTTGCGCTCTCCTATTTGATGCTTTGACGATGTTAGATAACCCATTGACAACAGTTGATGACTTTTGGAAAACTTTTAAAGCTTTTCTTATTACCGCAGGATGTATGTTCATCTTCCTGTTTGCGTTTGGTAATTACGCCGTAAATAAAGTTTCCCCCTTAACTGCTTCAGAATAGTTTTTTCAGAACGTAGCGTCCTATTGGACGCTTTTATCCTACATTCTTGCCCCTTCCGAGGTGTCACACCTGATCGCCACGTGGGTGAAACGTCTCTGGCTGTCGTACTCGTCTGGCTTGCATATTCCGGCTACCCGCTGGATCTGAATATGGTCTTGCAAGCAATCCCCGGACCGCTGCGGGACATGTGCGAATTACCGTGCTGCAACAGCTGCCTGTCTTTTCACCAAGTCAGGCTCAGTGGATTCTGCTATTCCCCAACAACAAGGATTCGGTTAATCTGGATATCCCCAACAATGCAAAGGTATTCATAGTGATCGCTGAATTAGCTGCGGCTATGTCCGCTATTAAAGAGACAACAGGCCTTATTAAGGTCATCAATGACGCTAAAACTGATGCGGAAATAAAAGCTGCCACCTTCGAGCTTCAGGCCAAATTACTTACTCTTCAATCCGACTGCTTTTCTCTTGGCGAAGCGATACAACTAAAAGATGATAAAATTCATGAGCTTAAGTCTAAAATATCAGCTTTTGATAGTTTTAAAGAGGATTCGAAGGACTATTTCCTAACACAAACTGCTGCTGGTAGTTTTGTATACTCAATGATCTTTGACCCTGGTGATGGTGCGATTACCCTACATGCGTGCCCAGCTTGTTTCAGACAGGCGAAGCTTTCACTATTACAGCCCAGTCCAACGACTCATTCCTCAGGTGGTTTTTTCGTACACTACTGTCCATCCTGTAAAAGCGATTTTAAAATGGATCGCGTACCACCAATGCCGCCAGTTCAAATGGCAAGAAGGTTGAAGAGGTAGTGAACAATTAAGTGGGATATCCAGATTTTTAAAGAGCGCAGCGTCCTAATTGGCGCTGTTTTGTTTCTATCGGCACATGTGCCATATGCCGATGACTAGAAGATAATCATTAATTGCGAGTAGCGCAAGAAATAAAATGCATATCACGCAATTCTGTGCGCAAAAAAAAGACCTCGCATGAGGTCTGATTTTTCATAATGGTTTGCTATCCATGCCGCTTAAAGGATTGTGACTGGCTTATTAAAACCTTTCCGTAAATGAAGAACCTGTGCTCGTTATCTTTAGTGATATTCCATTCACGATACTTTGGATTGTCAGAGATAACCAAAAGTTGGTCAGGGATCATCTGCAATCGCTTAACATAGACTTTTCCATCGAAACCAAAGACATAAATTCCATCGCCATCGAATTCATTCACGTTAACATCTACAAAAATTAGGTCTCCTGGCTCGATAGTTGATGCCATGCTATCACCACGAACGTTTATAACTTTGACCCCAGAAGAAGATCTGCCCCCAAACATGGTTAATGCTTGGTCATTGCTATATTCAATAGCATGTATGACATCAATGACATCACTGCTCTGTATGTGTCCTGCTCCGGCGCTTGCGCTCACATCAAGTACCTCGACTCTATAAACATCACCAATACTTCGCGATGATGAATCACTTTCACTGTTTATGCATACAGTAGACTCATTTTCGACAGAGGTAAATAGGTCTGGGACTTTTACGCTTAAAGCGTGAGCAAGTCGGTTAAGTGTTTGTTCTGAAAACTGCTTTTGTTTTCCTGTTTCAAGACGGGAAATGTTAGCAGCATCAACCCCCACAGACTCTGCAAGCTCTGAGATTTTCATGTTCTTCGCCAAGCGAAGCTGTCTGATACGTGATCCTATATTCATGCGTCTATTACATGTGTTTTTTGCGTGTCGTGCAAAGCAACTTGCGCAATTCGCTAGCATGAAATAACATGCGTAATACGCAAATAAAGGGGGTGTTATGCAATCACCATTGAGAAAGTTGCGTAAATCGCACGGTATGACCTTGTTGCATGTTGCAACTGGCGTACAGGTCGATCCGGCAACGTTAAGTCGCATTGAAAGATGCGAACAGGTTCCGTCAGTAGAGCTTGCAGAACGTCTTCCGGGAAAATAACCAAATCCGCTATAAACGATGCTCTTCGCCGCATGAAGAAATCCGGCATTACCAAATCCGAGCTGGAAGCATACCTGCGCGAAATTCTCAACAGCAAAAACAAAAGCGGCCTAGCGTTCTGCTCGGATGAAGAGGGTCTGAAGGTGGATGGTGTTATTGCTTCCGTCCTGATGAATGACGACTACCGATCACTTTATGGCGTCATCGTGGACCGTCACAGACTCCGCAAGAGCAAGCTCCAGATGGCGAACGAGCTTAATGCTAAACATCCTGACTGGACCCTCATCACATGCCGCCGTCGGATTGATACATGGGTTAGTCTTGCAGAATCGATCCTTTACGTACCACTTTGTGACACGTTCGGCACAAATAGCGACAGATTTAATTTGCAAAGTGAGCAAGAAAGTGCTTAAATTGTGCTATGCTCGGGACAGTAAAGCGCACTGAGCAACAGAGAAAACATAAACCCGCCAATAAGCGGGTTTTTTGCTATGATGACCAAAAAAAATTTAGGGACTGCCAATGGACATCATTAATTTAATCGAATTGTTAAAACCACAAGATCATCTCGTTACTGTAAGAGTGAGTACTGAAGCTAGTTTTTGGTCTGAGGTTGGAAAATTTATAGTTGCTTTGTTACCTGCTGCAATATCTTTATTTGCCCTTTTTTTTTCTTATTTGCAATTCAAAGAGAATATTAAAAATCAAACGTTTCAGTTTATAGAAAATACCAATCATCAAATTAAAATTGCTGAGCTAAATGCAAAGCTAAATACTGAAATAGATCTTATCAAAAACAGGTGTGATTCCGTCAGAAAGATTAGCGTCCAGTGCATAGAGCTTGCAACCGCTGTCTTTGAAGGCTTTGCCGTAGGAAGGGATTATGATGAAGTATATGATGACCAAATAAAAAAAACAGAACCTATTAGAAAGAAAATATTAGCAAACAGCGAAAAGAGAATTGCAAATTTTGATAAATTAATCTCAGAGCAAGCCATGCTTATGACATATCTAGATAATGATGATGATAAATTATTCATAAAGGCATTGGATAATCTTTGTGATTTTAAAAGCTTATCGAAAGTGGATGTGAAGGTTATGGCGAGATTGCGAGGGGAATTTCTTATGCAGTGTAGAGGATATTTAAAGAAGAAGGATAGAGAGATTGTAGAAATGGCAAAGTTATCTACAAATAACTAACTGATGTAATGAAAACATAACCGCCATATGGCGGTTTTTTTATTCCCTCTTTTTGAGAGGACTCACGACAATAAGAGGGGGCTAAATGTCCGATCCTGTTTCTGGCACTACGGTAGCAGCTGGTGGTCTGATGGGAGCCAGCATGTTCGGCCTGGCAACCGGCATAGACTACGGTGTGGTGTTCGGCGCATTCGCTGGTGCGGTGTTCTACGTCGCTACGGCGGTAAACATCAGTCGACTTAAGCTGGTGGGCTACTTCATCACATCATTCATCTTCGGTGTTATCGGCGCGCCTCTGCTTGGTTCGTACTTCTCAAAGTGGACGGGCTACAGCGACAGGCCGCTTGATGCGTTGGGTGCGGTAATCGTTGCCGCAATTGCTATTAAGCTGCTGACGTTCGTCAACAGTCAGGATTTAGGTAGCCTGTTTGGAATTCTCTCTCGCTTACGTGGAGGAGGGGCCAGCAATGGTAACAAGTGATCCGAGTGCAATGGCAAACGCTCTTATCTGTGGAGTCATTGTCGTTGCCCTGATGTTCTACCAGCGCGGCGGGGCGAGACATCGCCCTCTGATATCGCTGATGGCTTATTTCACGGTGCTGGTGTACGCCAGCGTCCCTTTCCGTTACCTGTTCGGCCTGTACCATGAATCGCACTGGTTCGTGGTGCTGGTGAACGTCCTGATATGCGCCGCCGTTCTCTGGGCTCGGGGAAACGTAGCGCGCCTGGTTGATGCACTGAGGCACTAATGAACCAATCACAATTTCAAAAGGCGGCTGGGCTAAGCGCCGAGTTAGCCGCGCGCTGGTTTCAGCCAGTCAGCGATGCGATGATAGAATTCGGCATCACCAAGCCGGTAGATCAGGCGATGTTCATTGCTCAGGCAGGGCATGAATCAGCTGGCTTCACTCTGCTGGTGGAAAGCTTCAATTACCGCATTGCCGCACTCGTGAATTTCATCCGTGCCGGACGACTCACTGCTGACCAGGCAAACACGCTTGGCCGCCGTCCTGAAGAACGCACTTTACCGATTGAGCGCCAACGCGCGATTGCTAACTTGGTATACAGCAAGCGTATGGGTAACAACGCTCCCGGCGACGGCTGGTTATACCGTGGACGTGGGCTTATCCAGATTACCGGCCTCAACAACTACCGTGATTGCGGGAACGGCCTGAAGGTTGATTTGGTTAAGCAGCCTGAGCTATTGGCCGAAGATGTTTATGCAGCCAGAAGCGCGGCGTGGTTCTTCTCCACAAAGGGATGCATGAAGTATTCCGGCGACGTACTGCAGGTGACGAAGATTATCAACGGCGGCACGAACGGACTGGAAGATCGTCGCGCTCGCTTCTATCAAGCCAAAACCGTACTGGTGTGAGGTTGATATGGGGATTGAAACAATCATTGGTCTTGCTGCGCTGGTTATGGCGGCTATTGCTGGAGCATTTGGCATTGGTCATTCACGCGGCACCAGCAAAGCGGAAGCGAAAGCCAACCAACAGCGCACCGAAGATAACGCAGCGGCAACGGTCGCAGCAGCAGAACGCCGGGTAGAAGCAACGAAAGAGGCCAGCAATGTACAGCAGACTATTAACCGCATGCCTGATGACGATGTTGATCGCGAGCTGCGTGACACGTGGAAGCGTCCCGGTGGTGGTTGATACCGCCTGTGACTGGGTAAAGCCAATATACCTGACTGATCACGACATTGATGTTCTGGACCGACAAACGAAGAAGGACATCTTGGCTCATAACAAATTACTTCAATCCAAATGCATACGTAATAAATGAGACATTGATCACAAAACGAGGAGGTGTGGCTAAACGATATAAAATCCATTAGCTTATGATATCTTTTTACTACCACAGCATGGATGTTTTTTATGGCCACGTATAAATATTACAATATTCAGATGCTTCCTCTGGTTAATAATAAGAAACCTATAGGTAAAAGAGGATATATTGCTTTATTTGAACATATTAGTAAGAAACTTGGTAATGTCTTATCTACTCAGGGGGATTTAAGAAGTATAGCGGTTCCACTGCGGAATGATTTCTTTTTCTGCCCGTACGAAATAAATATCCGAGAGGATATTGTTTATGGTAAGTTTCTGAAATTTGATAAGGTAGATGTTGTTAGGAAAACTATAAGTAGAGAACAGACATACGCAGCTGGGTTTGGCGAATCGAGCAAGATCTATGAGTACAGATTTGTTTTTGACCCTGTGCTGCATATCCTTGCAATTGAAGATAGTGCTTCTTTGCCTAGTGCCAGTGTGTTGTATGTTGTGTTTAAAGAGTTATTTAAGGAGTCTCGACGTGCACTTTATCGAACATATAGAATGACTGTTGATGAATTAACAGCGTCAGCAAGTTTAGATAAAGTAATTAAAGAATCAAAAGGATATTATTCGTTTCGTTCGGAAATTACCTTTTCCAATTCTAATGATTTTTTAGATGGACTTGAGGAGTTGTTGGAGCATGTCGAAGCGGAAATGAAAGATAAAGGGATCGACAAAATAGAGCATAAAGAATCTGCTGATAAAGAATCAATAATGAGTGATGTAAGTACTAATGCTTTAGTTTATGCAGGTCTCTCATGCAAATTTGGTAATACTGAGATAACGTATAAAGATAAAGAAAATAAAAAGAAAGTATTTAAAATGGCAGATTATCCTGTAAGACTCCGGGTTAGTGAGTCAATGAAAAAAAGGGAGTCAATACTGGATTACTATTATGATATAAAAAATACTATTAATGAGGCGAATAATCAAGCTCGTGCGGGAAATGGCTTATTAAGAAAAATAAGAGAAGGTTAATCGAATGAAAGTTGGTAAACTGGAAGTAAATCAAGAGAAAGTTCTCAAGTGGGTAAAGTCCGTACCTTTCTTGGGAGCAGTTTTCTTAGTTGCCAACTTCTACGCTAACTCAGGCGTGTTATCAAAAAGAAAGAAAGTAGCAACTTTAACTGATTGGTTTAAAAGGATATTTTTTTCCATTATATTTACGCTAGTTTTTAGTATTGGGTTAGTAGTTTTCTTCAGGGATGGATTGTTCCACCCTAAATACAATCCGACAGGTCTTGATGCTTCATCTGTTGCGTTGTCTATATTTCCAAGTATTCTGGGATTTGGGATAGGGGTTTTTGTAGTTATATTTGCTTTGCCAAATCAATTTATGGAAAAAGTCAACTCTATAAAAGCGAAAGGGAGCAGCAAGACTTTCGGTGCATCTCTTATGGTTGTTGATATGGCTTATCCTCTAATGATCTATGCTGTAGTATTGTTAGGGGAGTTTTTAATTAAGCTTTTCCAAATCAGTTTCTTAACTCAAATTATAAGCGTTTTTCTTTTGCTGTATGGGATGTTGATGACTTTTGATTTAATAAGTCTGATATTTATGACCGCGTATACGCTCTTGGCTATACAAGCCTCCAAAACTCCTTAGATTGAGCTTGTACGTCAGCCATTAACTCAATGTGTATATTTGAAATTAATGCTGCGAGAAGAATTTTTATTATTATCGTTTAATTAATTAGCAAGCCACCGGCATGTCACGGTGGCTTTTTTTATGCACATCGCATACACGCATATTAGAAAGTCCTTTCCCCAATGAGCTTGGACAAACCATTAACTCGCTATGATTTTTCTGTAGTAAAGGGTTACGTCTTAAATGAAAGTGATAACGGTTATTGTTTGGGTCCTTTGCTGTATTCTTATATGTTACGGGGCGGCGACCTCGCAGGTTCTCGCTATTTATGAAAATTTTCAGGATTTTGCCTTTTCCGTTCTTCTTCTTGCTAAGTATCTGTCTTTGCTGGGTATAGCAGCATTGGCGTATCTACTGTAACTGGTACTTTGATGGTAACTCAGGGTAGCAGCATTGGCGTATCTACTCAGGAAGGTGGTGATAAGACCGTTAAGCTATACAACATCACAGGGGATGGTAGTGTAGGAGGTTATGTAAACGCTGTGGGAGGGGCGTGGTATAACGGGAACTGGTCTCTAGGCGGCGTTCGAGGGAGCGGAACTAATTTAGACAGAGCGCAGTTGAATGTTAATAGCGGAGCTGGTACGGCGGGGTCATTTTTATTTTACCCCGATGAAAGATTCAAATCATCTTCGTGTGGAGCTGATGGGGCTGGTTATGGTGGCTCCTGGTCAGACATTAACACATGGCAAAGAAATATCTCTTTTTTCCGAGGTAACGTATCCGTTAATAATGATGCAGGGTTTATTCCTTTTGCCCGCTGGCATAGTCAATGCAGTGGTGGATATTCTTCAACAGTAGGGCTTGGTTCTATAGCTACCGGGCCTAGTTCGTGGGCGGATGTAGCAATAACAACGCTCGGGGATGGTGGTTCTGCCGGGCAACGTATATTTCAATTCACGACAGCAAACGGTGATATATATGCTAATGCTGGTGGAAATCTTTCCGGTAACTATATTTTCCAGAAACAGCCTAACTGTGACATTACGCTGAAGCACGATATTAAATATGATGATGGTTATCAGTCATACGAGAATATCAAGAAATTCCTGCCAGCAACTTACGTCTACAACGATGACCCTCGTGAGAGAGTTCGCCGGGGTGTAATCGCTCAGGACGTCATGAAGATTGATAGTGAGTACGTAAAGCTGGTCCCTGCTGCGCCAAAGTTTGATAGCGAAGGAAACAGGGTTGATGCTGATGATACGTTGGCACTGGATAACAACGTCATCATGCTTGATACCGTGCTGGCATTGAACTACGTCATTAAACAGCTAGAGACAACACAGAAAGAGCTCCAGGAGCTTAAGCAAAAATAGCGGAATCATGAAGTCTTAACTTTCAGCCGCAGCCCGTTCCGGCATGAAACGGGCTTTGCCCACTTCAGATCTTCTTACATAGCGCCATTATTGAAAAATTTACAAAAGACATAATTCGAATCGTGAGAAAAGCTTAGAAACGAAACGGTGAAGCTTTAAGCAGTGACGGTAGGTCCTGTATCTTGCGGACACTTACAAATAAAACTACTGTATATAAAAACAGTATTTGAGGTGTTTGCAATGGAATTCATCAGGCCAACAGAACTGCGAGAAATCATCGCTCTCCCGCTTTTCAGTGACTTAGTTCAGTGTGGTTTCCCAAGCCCCGCGGCTGATTACGTTGAACAGCGTATCGATCTCAATGAGTTACTGGTTTCCCACCCGAGCTCAACATATTTCGTTAAGGCCGCTGGCGACTCAATGATTGAAGCGGGAATAAGCGACGGTGATCTGCTGGTGGTGGACAGCTCCAAGACTGCTGAGCACGGTGACATTGTCATCGCCGCGGTGGAAGGGGAGTTCACTGTTAAACGCCTGCAACTGCGCCCGACCGTGCAACTCAATCCTATGAACAGCGCCTATAGTCCGATTGTTGTTGGCAGCGAAGACACGCTGGACGTTTTCGGCGTCGTGACTTTCATCGTCAAATCTGCGAGCTGAATATGTTTGCTCTCTGTGATGTGAATTCGTTCTACGCATCATGCGAGACTGTATTCAGGCCGGACCTGAGAGGGCGGCCGGTTGTCGTTCTCTCAAATAATGATGGCTGTGTAATCGCGCGCAGCGCAGAAGCAAAAGAGGTCGGAATCACTATGGGGGAGCCATTCTTCAAGCAAAAGGAACTTTTCCGGCGCGCTGGCGTTGTTTGCTTCAGCAGCAATTACGAGCTTTACGCTGACATGTCGAACCGGGTAATGACGACGCTGGAGGAAATGAGCCCCCGAGTCGAAATTTACAGTATCGATGAAGCCTTTTGTGATCTTACCGGAGTGCGAAACTGCCGGGACCTGACCGAGTTCGGCAAGGAGATCCGCGCTACGGTTCTGAAGCGTACGCACCTCACCGTTGGCGTTGGCATTGCCCAGACAAAGACACTCGCGAAGCTCGCAAACCACGCAGCCAAGAAATGGCAGAGACATACGGGCGGGGTAGTTGACCTGTCAAATGTCGATCGGCAGCGTCGGTTGTTGGCTATCGTGCCGGTAGAAGACGTATGGGGAGTCGGAAGGCGCATCAGCAAGAAACTGAACGCCATGGGCATCAAAACGGCTCTGGACCTCTCTGAGCAGAGTACGTGGATTATTCGAAAGCACTTCAATGTCGTCCTGGAGCGAACGGTCCGGGAGCTGCGCGGCGAACCATGTCTGGATCTGGAGGAGTTTGCACCTGCAAAACAGGAGATTGTCTGTTCTCGGTCTTTTGGCGAACGCGTTACAGAATACGAGCAGATGCGCCAGGCTATTTGCAGTTATGCGGCCCGAGGCGCAGAAAAGCTACGTGGTGAGCATCAGTATTGCCGTTTTATCTCGGCGTTCGTGAAGACGTCACCTTTTGCCCTGAATGAGCCATATTACGGCAACAGTGCGTCAATGAAGCTTCTCACGCCAACACAGGATTCCCGCGACATCATCAACGCCGCGGTAAAATGCTTGAACAAAATCTGGAAAGACGGACACCGGTACCAGAAAGCAGGGATCATGCTCGGTGACTTCTTCAGCCAAGGCGTGGCTCAACTCAACTTGTTTGATGAAAACGCGCCGCGGGCCGGTAGTGATAAACTTATGGAGGTTCTGGATCAACTCAATGCCAGAGATGGCAGAGGAACACTGTATTTCGCAGGGCAGGGCATTCAGCAGCAATGGCAGATGAAGCGAGAAATGTTGTCGCCTCGATATACGACGAGATATTCAGATCTTCTAAGAGTCCGATAAGTTATCCTGATGTCTTGCTCCGCTTTGTGCCAATGGTGGACGTTCCTTAATACGCAGGATTATCATGTGTTTTTTAAAAATTTAGGGCCTGACTTTAATAGCAGGCCCGTGAATTCAAACTACATGGAGCGGTTCAAGTTGAGCGGGTAGCCATACCCGTTAGTTGTCCTGCTCTTCACTGTATTCCCCGTCATCCTGCTCATCGTCGAAGTCATTTTCGTAAGGAGCCTGAGAGGCTTTGATGACTTCTTCTGCGCCTACATCTTGAAGCGTACCTTCGACAGTTTCCAAGTCTTCCATCGCCTCTTGGAATTTTTCGATGATATCAGCAGCAGGAATTTTACCTTCAGCTAGGTTTTCCAGCGTCTGGATTGCGCTTTCCAGGCCAGGCGTATCATCCTTCACGCGAAGCACTTCTTCACCCAGTGGGATGTCATCCAGAGGAACCCAGCGTGAGCTATCAATGTCGATACCACGCTCTTCCTCCAATCTGATTCGCTCAGCATTATTGATGCCATCAGCGATATCGACGAACTCCTCAGCTATATCTTTCAACGTCTGGGCTCGCTCCAATGCATCATCAATATCCTGCGTCGTTACTTCACTCATGTCTATCACCCTCATGAAATGCGAGGCAACACACCTCGCTGAAGACACAATGGTATGCAGAGTTAAAAAAATCAAGTTAGTTGATTATTTTGTTAAGTTGATGCATTTTAAGATGGCATTCTTTTTATTTATCAATTTTATTTATTTGTCTTTTTTTTATAGAGAAAAGTCACACTTTAAAATCAAATAAATAATTTTCGTGATTTTTATAATCATTTTGCTATGATTTTTAGATGTAAAATATAGGCGGCGGTGTTGAAGTCGCCAGCTTTATCAATTTTCTCTTAAGCTGAACGGCATAAACATAATCATAAATTGTGATCAATATCACAAAAAAGAGGTCAAGATGCATCATTCTGAACATTACAAGTCTCTGTTCTGCACGTTTCTTTCTGGTGCCGCCAATCCTTTCCCGAACATTTATGATGCAATCAGCGAACAGATACTTCTCCTCATCCTTAAGGCACGGCAACTGAATGAAGATACTGAATTCAGCAAGTGGTTTGATGAGCAGCACAAGGTACTGACAAAGCTGCGAGCCCAGAGCAATAAAATCAACAAAATCTACTCTCAGAACACATATGAGCTTAATTTTAAGGAACAAAAGCAGGACAGCCTCATGGATGCACTCATTTTCATGCGTCAAATCTATGCCGGTTTTGATGATGGCAAGGTCAGTCTGAAGACCTGGAGAGAGATGAACCGGCAGCCAACAGAGCAGGGGTTCCGCTTTGCAGAACAAAGCAAACTTCTGGAGCAGTTTATTCACGATGATATGTTTGCCATACTGGCCGAGGGCTCGACACGTTGTTCGCCAATCCCGCCTCAGGTACGAAAAGGCTATTGCCATCAGGACCTTTCCATTGCGCACTCATGCACCCGGGAGCTGCTTTCCCGATTGAACGATTTCCACAAAATAGATTCACTTCCGATACTCGCAGATGCAATTTACAACTTAATTACCGCTTTGCATGATGCCGGCATTGTTACTCCCGACTGGCTGTCCGAATTTGAAAAAGTTCACACAAATTTTCTGACAGGAGAGAGGCGGGAGAACGTCGTATTCCATAAAATAATAAAGTTAATTAACGATGAAGGGCGTGTTGAGTTCATTGAAAGGATTGCTGAACAGTGCGCACCTCAGTACGCCGAATATCTGTTCGACCAGTATGTGGGCATTTATGCTTCGGAGATCATACAGTGGCTGACTGAGCTTCAGATGTATTTCAAATATTCGCAATCAACGCCATTTGTCTGGAAATTCACCACTGTTACGCCTGATATCAACACCTCTTCAGAAGGGGAAGAACAGCAACCGACAGTGGCGTGGGAGAGCGATTATTGCCAGATTTCAATCAAGCGAGATACCCTCCTGAAACTCATCCAGACCAACACGTTGCATGATGCTTCAGACTCTCTCGCAGACTGCTTACTGCATATTTATGATCAGCCTGCCGACCAGATGCGCAGACAGAAAGGTACCATTCCGCAAATCTCCGACCGGGAACGTCACGTCTATAGTTCGAACAGTTATCCTTTTTACAGCGCTTCTCAAGGCAACCATCAAAAGAACATAGATATAGTGCAATCCTTTGAAAAATGGTACGAAAACAATAAAGTGCTTCTGATTAGCTACAAGAAAACACGTACTGAGCGCGTCGGTGTCGAAGTCCGTCTGGCCGGGTTGAAATGCTATGACCTGAAAATGGGCATCCCTGAAGGCAACAGAATGAAAATAAAAGACGGTGTTTATGATCTTGTAAATCAAGACACCAGCCTCCGCTTTGAAAAGTCCATTAGTGATGTCTCACTTCAGCGATACCATTCACAGGTAAAAAAAATCATCGAAAAGGATATTGATGATTTGCTCCGAATCCAGCGGAACAAAAATTCTAAATGTCCATTCAGTGGCGCCTATCACGCTATCAAGCCACTATGGAGCAAGAGCGATTATCATGAGGAAGAATGAACCTTATGGTAGGAATACCTATTTCCAGTCGACTAAGGCACCGTGGTGTACGTAATGTCTTAGTAACGTCTGATTCTCGCTCATTTCGGACATGACAGATTTCTTTTGACCTTACTATTTTGATGCCTCGATTAGCTCCGGACCCTGGTTTTTTACATTACCCACGGCGCGCGTAACGGCATGCCAGATAAACTTGTCGGCGACCACTGTGCCGTCGGCAACTATCTCTTCCGCTTCTTTCCCGCCTATATCCTGTCGCATCCATTCGCGCGCGGCTTCCGGCGACAGAACCAGCGGCCGGCGGTCGTGAATGTCGACCAGGCCTTTGTCAGATGCTGAAGTTACAATGAGAAAACCTTCTGCTTCGTCTCCACGCTCGAACGGTGTGCTGCCGATCGCTGCCATGAAAATAGGCTGACCGTCGGCCCGGTGAATGAAGTAGGGCTGTTTCTTATCGCCTTCCTTCTTCCATTCGAACCAACCGTCTGCGAAGCATATTGCACGACCATTCTGCCAGAGAGGTTTGAACATTCTGCTGGTGGCCGCGGTTTCGAGACGCGCGTTAATTAGTGGCGGTTTATCCCACCACCCAGGTGCGTAACCCCATAACACCGGATCGAGGTGCAGCTGCTCGTCGCGTTCGCTCAACAACAGGACTTTGGTGCCGGGGGCCACGTTGTAACGTCCAATAGGCTCAGGGTCATAGGCGATATCACGATCGGCTTCGTCGGCCAGATAAGCCAGATATTCCTCGCGGGTTTGGGCTTGTGCAAAACGTCCACACATAGAAACCTCCAGTCAGTAGACTGAAAGTATAGGGCAGGGAGAAAAAGTAGCGCGCGCTGGTTAAGTCTTATAAACGTATTCGAGGCGATTATGCTGATGAGTAAGAGAGGCGTAAAGCGATACCTTGTGAAAATGGAAGGAGCTACGCAAAAGCGTCAATTTTGGGGGCAAATTAGGGGTTCAAAATTGAACCAGGGGCATGATTTGGGGCGATAAAATGACCATTATTGTCCGCCCTGCAATTGTTGTAAGTTATTGATTGATAAATAAGTTATTGTTTTAGCGATGGTTGTTTTTATCGCTAAGCAGTTTAACGCTGATTATATAGTTTGAAACCAGCACAATGAAATTAAATGAGTTTTTCATGAGATTACTCAGACGAAAGGGGGCATGCGGGCCAACTGGTTGCGAACGGCATGGACAGAAAGCAAGAGGCGATCATCTACGATGTAGTTGCATTTCCCGCCTAATTGAAAACACTGGGGCTCCAGCTCCAGCTCCAGCTCCAGCTCCAACTCCAGCCGCAATAAACCTACCGGCGACCGAGGCTATGACCGGCCTCCGGCAGAAGGAGATTTTCAGGAGGCGAAATCCAGCAGAGGGGCATTTTTAAATTTCAGCCAGGTCTCTTTATCCGGGGCTGGTGGGATTTTCGCGCGGGTTATTGCAGAGAGAACGTCCTGGCAAAACTCAGGATCACCCTTCTCAATCTCTGCACTCAACAGCAATCCGTCCGGCGCTATGGAAATCCTGACTGTGCATTTTTTCCCCTTATATGACGATCTGTCCGAAAACTGTTCAATTACTGCCTGATGTATCTGTGAAGCATAGTCCTGGTTTTGCTCTTGTTCCGCTAATCTCGTTACTGAATGTTCCTGAGCCTGAGAAACAGATTTTCCGTCGCTGGTGCAGGCGTTCAGGAGAAATGGAAGGAGTAAAAGAACCGGTTTAATAAGTCGTGATGTCACGTAGGAAAGTCCCTGTAGTTGCTTAAAAACACATACTAATATCTTTTTTTACCAGCCGTAAACTTCTGAAAATAGCCTTTGCATACACTTCGCTTCTGTTGTCCTTCTCTGTGCAGTAACTTGCAAGCCCTTTCGCCATGACACGCTATAACTGAGAGCGCGAACAGCCAGTGAATTTGATGTGTCATGAACGGTACATGCCATAAAAAGTGACTGCGTCTCCTGTTTCCTTTTATCTTTCGTAGAGCTTAAAGGCGGTCTGACATTTGTTGTTTGCACATGGCAAATAATGGTAGGGGAAATCCTGTTGACGATGTGAGATAGCCAAGCGTAATATTGCAAGCACTGTATATAAACACATTGTTATATATACAGTATTTTGGTGTGCAGTGGATTTCAACAGCGTGCCGCTAACAAGGCAGGCAATAAACCGCGCACCTGATTATTAAACGTCAAAGAGGATATTTTTATGAGCACTGAGTTAAATAGCGGTTCTGTCGGTGGCTTTGGTCACATGGGGAAAAATGACCCTTACAATGATGGTCATAGCGGATCTGGCAGTTCTGGTGGCAGTGGTAACGGTGGTGGTAATGGTGGCAATCATTCTTCGTCGGGCAGTTCGTCATCAAATGTTGAACATACTCCCTGGGGAGATGTTATATCCGGTGCTGACGGTTTTAATTATATGAATGGTATTAAAATGACGGGAGAAAACTCGCAACTTGCATACGTTTCTTCAACACGTCTTGTGCGAGTGCTTAATTCTCTCCTTGATCGTTCTTACATGAAACCTGAACCTGGTGAACATAATGGTGTTACTGGTGTCCCTGCGACATCAACAAGCCGTCAGGAATTAGCTGCCAATGCCCTTACAGCTGCGCAAACAAATGCTAAAACAGCGGCTGATAATGTTGCGAAAGCAAATGCTGCTATTAATCAGGCGCAGACTCGACTGAATACGGCAAAATCGAAAATCCCAGGTCTGGAAGCTAGTGTAACAACTAAGCAACAGGCTTCAGATAAGGCTACCGCTCGTGCTCATGAACTGGGGCATTTCCTGAATGATATGGGAGGGCCTGGTCGCTATCAGGCCTTGCAGGCGGGTTATCAGGCTGATGTCGCACAGAATGAACTGAACAGTGCTAAAAAGGCTTTGGCAAACGGGCAGGCTGAAATTACCGCAGCTCAGAAAGCTCTGGATGATGCTCAAAAGGCATTACCTGTTGCGACATCGAACAAACAGAACGCAGATGCTGCTGTTGCTTCAGCTGCTGAAATGAAAGATGCGATAACGACTGCGACAGCATTTTTCGAGTCAGTTTCGAAAAAATTTGGCGAACGCTCTGCTCGTCTGGCACAAGAGTTGGCTGCACAGGCGCGCAGTTCAAAAATTCGTAGTGTGCCTGAGGCTGTGGCATTGTTTGATAAATATAAAGGTTCTGCTGTAAACAAGCTTAATGCAGCGGATAAAGCGGCCATTGCTAATGCATTTAAATCTCTCGATCAAGCTGCTATGGCGAAACAGCTAGCTGCATATTCTAAGTTGTTTGGACGTTTTAATGCTTTCGCTGATTTAGCGGATCTTTCTAATGCAGTATACAAAGGTTTGACTACTAATGATTGGAAAGATGCATTTAACAAACTGGAATCAATGGCTGTAAGTAAAGTTGCTGGTGAGTTGATTACAGTAGCGTTTGCTGCTGCAGGAGCACCACTTGGTATTGTTGGTTTTGGTATGGTAATGATGCTAAGCGGAGCACTGTTCGCGAATGAAAATGTGCTGAGTGCAATTAATAAGTCTTTAGGTCTTTAGTAGATATAAAAGGCCATTTCAAATGGCCTTTTTATTATTGGATATGAGTGGGTATAATAATGATAAGGGAATGGCAAAAGCAAAGCACAGTATCGGTATTATTACAGAAAAAAATTTTGATGGGGTTTGTTCATTCACACATTGGTTTTCCCAGAAAGTCGGCAAGTATTTCATACCTGCTCTTTCTATTACGTTGTAAGAAATAGGGAATAGAATAAGGCTGATTGAGGAAAGGATGAAAACGATCTTTTCACGATCCGATAGTTCGACCCATTCGTGACTGTATAATGTGTTGTAAAATACAACTACCCACATAATGGCACCCCAGCAAATTTTGGTTATATAGTATTTAGTACTCATGCCATTTCCTTTCTCTCAGTTCTGGTTATTATAATTCAAATCGAGTGGGGTGGATAGACTATTATAAATCACAAGCACTTTGTCGGTCCCGGCTTGTTTATTGGCTTTGCGGTTATCGAGTCGTGAGTGAAAACCAGCGAAGGGGATATCCTTCTGATTTTGAGCAATGGGCGTACGCAGTTTGTCAAGTTGATAGGAAAAGCGCTCATTACGGATGAAGGTGAGGAGATAGAGGGAACCGCGCATGCAGAGGTGAAGGTTCTTGGGGTAGCTACGTTCTTTATCAATCGGGTTAGTGATGATGATTGCACGGCTATTTAATTAACGTTTCACCACTGTTTCACCGCGCTTCATTGCAGACATTTAAAATCATTCGTAAGTGACTGGTTTTAAGATATATTTTTGTTGGTGCGAGAGTATTTGAACCTCCGCCCCGCGACACCCCATGATGGTGTGTTAGGCAAAAATTAAGAGCACTTAGCCAGTACCGAGATAGACTCGGAGTGGCCAGGGATGGCACCAGCAGCGACGCTTACTATTCCAGTCCAAAGAGTTTCACAGATGCATGAAGCGAACATTAGGATACTGCGGAATACTTTATTCATAGGCTTTTCCTTATTTACATGATTCATCAAGACGACACTTACGAGACGTAGGAGCGATATGACTGACATTATGATAAGAGCCGGAATAAAAGGCATGCTCATGAGAATCGAACTCATGTTACTGGCTAAATACTCTTAAGCGAAAATTAACAATTTTCTTCAATCGGATCAACGCTTTTGCGGCAAGGGTTTCGCCATTGTGACTTTTCGATAAACGTAAGCTATTGATTCATTTGATCTTAAAATTATGAGTTAATGGCGAAAAATAAACGTATCTATCTGATTATCATAGATAACACGCATGATTTAAAATCCCTCGGCGTTCGCGCTGTGTGGGTTCAAGTCCCACTCCGGCTACCATGGGAAACAAAGAATAATCAAAGCAATAAGCAGTGTCGTGAAACCACCGAAAGGTGGTTTTTTTGTGTCTTCAATTTGGGGTGATGACAGCTGCATGGCTGCGAAGGTTTAAATATTCTTTGCTCAATTATCAATGGGATTGGATGCCACGGCTGCTTCAGGCTGATTTGGAGCGAAGTGAGCGTATCTCATCGTCATCATGTTCGTGCTGTGCCCGAGAATTTACTGCAATATCCGAATGTTTCCTCCACATATCATAAAATGGCTGGCAAATGTATGTCTGAGAACATGGGTACACTGACCTTTGGCAACTCTATCTTGGCCCGCATAAGTGCTGATTTGAAAACCAATTTTCCCTGTGGCGGAGATTCAGCACTTTGCTAAAAGGCCGTATGAGAAGGGGGCTCAGTTTCTTTGTGCTGATTTCCGTTTCACCATTCGCATTATTTATTACCCGTTCACCCTTAAAGCTTTTTACGCTCGGCGCTTCGTTGGGGCTAAAACTCGTAACCTGGCTGGCGAGGTGACTGTTACTCTGCGTGTCTGTGATTGCTGTACGCGCGTAAGCGGTAGCTGTCCTGATTGTGGGGCTGTGATGGGCGATACAACGTATTCATAAAGGTTGGCTTATTGCCTCCTGGTGCTTTTGAAGATCAGGAGGTGTTCTTATGAATACAGTTGAGGCGGTAGTCACACAGATTCTGGATGTTCGCCCATATCGTATTCTGGTAAGCAGCCCCGCTTTGAACATAAGCCGATAGATCTGGCTTTGGGTAGCGCTACAAAATACATCTCAAAAACATTGATGGTTCCGCTATGGACGGCGAGAGCGATCATGAAAGTGGACGACCTCTGAGGGAAACCGCTAAGTACGCAACGGCCTGGGCGTCATGCTGGGTTTACGCCAATTCCAGTTTTCGGGGGGGAGCGCCAGTGTCCGTCTGGCGTGAACTGCGTCGCCCGAGAAATCAGGAGTTAGCTGACAAAGTTAGCCCTGTATTTGGAGAGCTGCATCGCGCGGCTCACGCGGGAGATTGGCAGGGTTACCTCATTTTGCAGGGTGGCCCTTTTGTTTCCCGCTCCAGGCTTGTCCTCCGCGCCTGGTATCAATACAGAAACGAGCCGACCAGCTACGGCGAATATCAGAAAGCCATTAAGGGTCTGGTTATGCCTGCGTCCAGCATTCCTCCCGTTGAAACGTGCCCCCATTCTTATCGCATTGTGAAGATGGAACCCAAATCTTCATACCGCGTAGATCCGGGTTTTGACCTTCAGGGCGCGTCTGCGCCCTCTTGGACTCGTGTCAATAACTGTACCGAGTATGAAAAACATACAAATCGAGGGGCGGTAAATACATCGCTAGAAGAACCAGAGCAGTATGAAATTGGTCAAATGAGCCGTGAACAGAAAAAGCTTCTTAATGAGAGCATCAGAAACTACAGACCAGAACGGCAGAAATCACCTGCTGAAGTATTTGAGTATCTTGCAAATGCTATTACTGCTTTAGATTGCGATAATGTAGATCTGGCGCGTGCTGAGAATTACATGAAAGTGGCGGCAGCAATCTGCGATGAAGTGGCTTTAAGGCGGCCAAGTGTTGTTGAGGCAGTGCCAGTTACGGATTATCTACGCTACCAGCTTTCTGTTAGGGGGATAACTTCTAAGCCTGATATTCATGCTTTGTGCAGTGGTGCAAAAATTTCTTTCGGTGATCGAGTGGTTTACCTAGATGATGGTTCTTTGAAAGAAAAAACCAAAACGTTTTATTGTAGGGCTAAGGCTTGTAATGTGGAGTTAACTCCGGATGATAAGGCCTATGGCGATGAAGGGTTATGCGTAACGTGTACATCGAAGGTTAGTGGCGCTGAAGTCATCAAACAACGCCGTAATGATGCCGAAGAAAAACGAAAGTTTGAGATAAAACAGCAAAATGATTTGCTTCTGGAGCGGCTTAGGGTTGCCTTGATTAAGGTAGGTTCGCGCGGGCAAGCATTTTGATTACTATGAACTGGAAGCAGCCTATCAAAGCCGACTCTATCGTTGTGAGTCTTCTCTTAAGGAAAGTAAGCCGAACAGTTAGTATACCCGCTCGCTTGAAGTGCCAAGAGAGACTGAGACTACCCCAGTGGTTCGACAAGCTGAATGGACAGTAGTAAACGTTTTTCGTGATTACCCAGAACACAAAACAGGGATCCCTACAGTAGAAAATTTTTTGAGGATAAGGAGAAAACTTGCCCTTAGAAGATGGTGAAAGTAATTAATTGTGCCTATCGTTGAGGGATTTCGCTTCTCTAATAGCATTTTAGCGCTGTTCATTCTATTATCGTTAACCATTGGTTCATAGGTACTTTGCGAGACAGGATATGAGAAAGTCCGTGTGTCATTACAGCGCCAGAATTGGTACTTTGTTCAGAGGTATCGATGAGTAATTCAGTTTCCATTGCTTGGTGGAATACCGGGTTATCACCAGCTGCAGCTAGAGATAGGGCGTCCGATAGTGATTATCAATTGGCTGTAACTGTAATACTAAAAATTATTGCTGAATATAACGTTGACATTTTATGTCTTGGGGAAATATCGCCACAGGAAATACAAAAAATACAGCCGATTGTTAGTCTCTTTGGTTTCTTCATATATGACGGAACGTATACAGAGGGAAGAATAAAACACGATTTATGTGCAATTATTAGAGTTAGTAAATTTGGTATTGTTTCAAACAAGAGCGTAATCGAGCAAACACCAATTGGTAAAGTTAGAGCAGGGCAAGAACTAGAGTTAGTTCATGTGAATAGTGGCGATGTTTTTTTTCTATATATGTCTCACTGGCCAAGCAGAAGTTATGACCACAGTGAGGGTATGCCGCAAAGAGATCAACTGGGTCGAACTCTTAAGAAAGCAATAGAACATTGTAAAGAAGAAAAACAAGGTAGGTATTTCATATTGGTTGGTGATTATAACGATGAGCCATTTGATACATCACTTACTCATGCTCTTTATGCAACGCGAGATAGAAATATTGTTCTAAAAAATAGCGGTTTCTTCTACAATCCTTTCTGGCGTTATCTTGGCTTTGGTGCAAAGTTAGAATCTGACGATGAAGCAGATGATAGATGTACTTATGGGACATATTACTATAAGTCGGGGAAAATCACGAAATGGCATACCTTTGATCAGATTCTGTTCTCATCTTCATTCCTTAAGGGTGGTGATTGGACATTGTTAGAAGATAAAGTGAAAATAGTTAATAGTGATGATTTACGTAATTTAATATTGAGTAATGAAACCAAATTTGATCACCTGCCTGTTGTGGCATCTATTAAGAGGGGGTAAGAGATGGACTTTAAAAAATATCTAAATAACGGTCTTGAAGCAGCTAAAACTGCACGTAAAAACAAAGATGAAATTCAAGGTGTTATTAATGAGTTAAGTGATGTAATTAAAGAGCATAGTGGTGGTTTGGTTACTTTAACCGTCTCTAATGAGCAACGTTTGTCTAAAAGTGTCAGTAGTATGGTTATCGGTGCAGCAGCCGCTGCTGCGGCGGCGGGTTTCGGTGTCAGCCCATACATTGATTATAAAGCCCTATCCTTAGTATTGAAAAAAGGTAAGGTAAATAAAAGGGAACAGATTGCCGAGTGGCGAATGGATGAAAGTGATGGATATCCTTGCGTTATTTCTTATAACGGAGGGGAAATTAGTTGCGGCACAAAGGAAATGCTTGAGAAAGCATTGGGGGGCCTCATTTCGAACGCATCTACAGGTGAGCGGTTACTGAAACTTATAGCCGAAGGAAATAAAGAATAA